GCGTGGACCTCACCGATCTCAGGGAAAGACCCGATCCGTCCAACAGGGAGCGGTCATGAGCGCACACCCTGCCGTCGTCCCCGCCAGCGCCCCGGCGCGCGGCCACTTGTTCGTCTCCACGGCCCTCGACATCTGGTCCACAGAGCACGCCGCGGCGTTCTCCCGCGATGTGCAAATTGACGACATCGCCTACCGGCGCCTGGATCCCGAGTACTACGCCTGGCTGCGCTCTCGAATGCTGTTGGCGAAGACGGCCGCCAGCGCTGGTCAGATCGGGCTTGGTGCGTTTGACGAACTCCGGCACCGATTCAACGCGATTCACCAGTGGGCGTTTGACCGTTTCGGCGAGCAGGCGCTGATCGCCGCCGTTCGTGGCGGTGGCCTCCGCGAGTACCATCCGCCGGTCGCAGAAGTAGAACCGCAGCATCGCGCCGCCTTGCCTGCGTGCCCGGATCAAAACTTGGCGGCGGTCTCGCCGGAATCCGCGGCGCTTGTTGACGCGATTCGTGACCGTGCTCTCGCATTGGGCTGGACGCACGACAGCCTCTACCGGACGCGCGGTTCGCTGCGCTTCCCGCTGGGGGGCGATTACGGCCTGGTCTGCTTTCTCAAACCGAGCAGCCGGATTGGCGACGTGGCGATGGACTCCATCGAGATCATCCTGCCGGACAACGTCCGTCAGCGATTCTACAACCCCAACGTCGCGCAACCATGGGTCAGGCGGGCTTCCCGAGAAATATTTTGATCTGCGTCCGGACACTTTTCGGAGTTTTCGCGTATATTACCAGTGAAGGCGCTGTTCGACAGGCGAGCGCAAAGCGCACCCTCCGAAAGATCCCCTCCCAAAACCTGTAATTCCCTGCGGGCATACCCGCAATGCCACCTGGCCCTCTGGCGAGAATTATGCGCAAGAACATCCGAATCGAAAACCCAGTATCCGGCTGTGGATTCACTTCGAGGAATCGCGCCAAGCGCTTCATAGCCCAGGGGCGGGCTGAGTGGGTGGAGACCGGAGTCTCCATCCGATTCATCCAGTCGGACCATCGGCACGGTTCCGCGAAGAAGTCCGTGGACCTGACTCGCTTGTCGTATGATCGGGCCGCGAACACCGGCATGGCACAACTTGCGGACTTGGCGAACCTGCCCATGATCGCGCCCGGCGTCGCCTTGGGACTTGGTCGACGCAAGGGCGCCAGCAGACATACCTTCCTGGCCACGGAGGGCTTCTGATGCGCGCCGTAGCCACTGATCGCGTGGGGAAGCCATGAGGGCGCGGAAGCTGGGCAAGGGCGGCAAGCACGTGGCCATCGAACGCGGTCTCCGGCCCACTGGTAGTGGTTGGCCGTTCCGCCGCGAGCTGCTGGAGTTGGCGCTGATGTGCCGCAGCGTGGGCCAGCCAACACTGCCGGCCATCGCCATCCAAAAGGAGCAGAAGCCATGCGAGGCATGATCACGCCGGAGCGGCTGGCGGAGCGGGTCTGCCTGGCGCTCAACCTTCCCGCCAAGGACAACGCCGAGAGCCTGGCGGTAATTCTGCGAGCCGCACTGACCGGGACGCGTGACCGGGCGGCCAGGGCAGCGAAGGTCGTTTGTCTCGAGATCGCCGAGGAGGAAGCCGAGCGTGCGCGCACCGTCGGCGCCACCATGGCGCAGCAGACGGCGCTGACTATCGCCGCGCGCATTCGCAATCGGTACGTAGACGTGAAGCCGTAGTCGCAGTCACACGCCTCGTCAGATCAAGAGTTGCTGCTACGGGGCCGCCGCTGCTTGCGGCAGGCCATCTCCGTGGCGGTAGTGAAGGACAAACCAGTGCCGATGTCACCCAAGGATCTCGCCTGGAGGATCCTCTGCGCATGGGGTGCTTACTCCATCGAGCCACAGTTGGATCGCCGGATCCAGCCTTCGGAACCGCACATCGTTTGCCGGAAATGCTGGCGTCCGAAACCTCCGCAGGAGTTCCACCTGGCCCGCAACCGCGATGGCCGGTCGCATTGTTGCAAGGCGTGCCATGCGGACTTGTACAGCAGGCCGGCCTGGGAGCGGCGGAAAGCGGTCTCTGCGGCGGTGCGCGAGATGCGCACCGGAAAATGTCAGCGGTGCGGCGGACGGGCGCCGCTGAAGAACATGAGCCGACGGACGTGTCCTGCCTGCCAAGCGGATGTTGCTCAGAGGCTGGCTGGCCGGTTGGCATTCAAGTTCGCGCATGGCGGAAAGCACCGCGCGGCCACTCCCGAATACCGCCGACAGCAGCGTGAGCGGGAGGCGGCCAAGGCCGGCCGCGAATTGGGCGCATACGTTCCGCAGTCGCAGCGGGAACACCATGCGGCTATGGTGCAGGCTGAAGCGGCTGCGGATCGGGTTCGAAAGGACTGCTTTCGGTCGCTGTTGCGGGAGTTCAACCAGATCAGTCTCGCGGACCCGGAAGTCGCTGCTGGCGAGCGGGAGAAACACGCGGCAATCGCGCGCAAGCGGTACGCGCGACATAGTCAGGAAGAAGTGGCACGGCATCTCGCGTGGAAGTCGGCAAACCCGGAGCGAGTTTCCGAGTACGGCATGACGCGGCAAGAACGCCAGCGCGAGGGTGCCGATGGGACGGCGACGCCCGAGGCCATCGCGCAGTTGAAGCGCGAGACGATGCGTTGCGCTTACTGCGATGCCTCGCTGACGATGAAGCAAACCGATCACATGATCGCCCTGGCCCTTGGCGGCGAGCATTCGCTGAGGAACATCGTCATCGTTTGCCCGAACTGCAATGCGAGGAAGGCGACGCTCAGCTATGCGGAGTGGGTTGATCGTATCGATCCGCTACACCGGTCGCGGGTGGTAGCGGTCTTTCAGGAGCGGTACGGCCAGGCGGCTGCATGAGGTGCACTGCCACCACCTAATCGTGGGTCCTCCTTTTCAAGAGTTTTTTTCGCGGCTTCCAATCGCGCGCAACCTTTTCAGTTTGTGTGCTTTATCTAGGCTGTCAGGGCGCGTTGTCACTCAGGTTGTCACCGCTCCCTGGAGTCACTTGGCCAGCCGCCAATTTGGATTCTCTTGACCTACGGCAGCGTGTGTTCGGGTATTGAGGCAGTGACCGTGGCCTGGGCACCGCTGGGCTTCCGGCCGGTTTGGTTTGCCGAGATCGATCCGTTTTGTTCCGCGCTGCTGGCTCATCGACACCCGGGCGTTCCCAACCTTGGCGATATCACGACCATCGACGAAAGCCGCCGTCCAATCGACGTTCTGGCCGGAGGAACTCCCTGTCAGTCTTTCTCCTTCGCGGGAAGACGTGGCGGCCTGGAGGATGCGCGTGGCAACCTGGCGATCGAGTTTTGCCGGCTTGCTGGCCGACTGCGGCCTCGGTGGATCGTCTGGGAAAACGTCCCCGGCACCTTGTCGTCGAAGGGCGGACGGGATTTTGGCTCCATCATCGGGGCGCTGGCGGAACTCGGGTATGGTTGCGCCTGGCGAGTGCTGGACGCTCAGTTCCTCGGAGTGCCCCAGCGACGCCGTCGCGTCTTCGTTGTCGGACATCTTGGAGACTGGCGGCGTGCCGCAGCGGTACTTCTTGAGCGCGAAGGCCTGTGCCGGGATACTCCGGCGCGCCGCAAAGCGCGGGAAAACGTTGCCGGAGCTCTTGGCGGCGGCACTGGCGAGCGTGGCTGGCGCAACGGCCTTGAAGGGTCGGGAGCGTTCGTATCCATGAGCCTGAACGCGAAGGGAGGCTGTGGGCGACTCGATGCCGAGAGCGAGACGTTCGTGGCGTCCGGTTGTGGTTATTGGAACCAATCGGAATCGGCAGAAACGCTTGGGACGCAGGGGCGTGCGCTCTACGAAAGCACAGCCATCGTAAGCCCCCTGGCACCGACGGCGTTCTCCGCGAAGGACCACGGGGCCGACGCCGGACCACTCGCGCCGACGCTCCGCGCGATGCCGCACGACCATAGCCATGCCAATGCCGGTGGCCAAGTCGCGGTGTGCATCGAGAGCCGCGTGGCGCGAAACGAGCGGGCCGCGCCCTCGGAAGTTGTACCGCCGCTCAAGGCACAGTCCGGGGGGAGTAGCCGTGGCGATGCCACTCCGCTGCTCGCGGCCGACGGACCCCTGGCGGTCAGGCGATTAACCCCACGTGAGTGCGAGCGGTTACAGGGGATGCCGGACGATTACACGTTGATCCCGTATCGCGGGAAGCCCGCCGCCGACGGTCCCCGGTACCGGGCGATTGGAAATTCGATGGCGGTGCCAGTGATGCGGTGGATTGGCCATCGAATTCGGATTGTGGATGACATCCGTGGTTGAAACCCGCATAACGCCCGCAATGGCGCAGCGCATCGAACTGTGGCCTCTCGATAGGCTCCGCCCCTACGCGAGGAACGCGCGCACGCATTCGGACGCCCAGGTGACCATGATTGCTGGCAGCATCGCCGAGTTCGGATTCCTGAACCCAATCCTTGTGGACACCAACGCAGGCATCCTGGCCGGTCATGGGCGACTGCTCGCGGCGAGGAAGTTGGGGCTGGAGTGCGTCCCGGTGGTGATCCTGGACCACCTGAGCGAGACGCAGAAACGCGCCTACATCATCTGTGACAACAGGAGCGCTGAGCAAGCCGGATGGGATGACGAGATCCTCCGCGGCGAACTGGCGGATCTGAAGGCTGCGGACTTCGACCTGGAGATGGTCGGTTTCACCGACGACGAGTTGCGGACGCTCCTCGCCGCCACCGAACCGGCGGCGGATGAATCGGCCGCGGGAGAGGCGGAAGAGGAGATCCCCGAGGCGCCAGTCGAAGCGGTAACTCGGCCCGGTGATATCTGGGTGATCGGAAGGCATCGCCTGATCTGCGGCGACTGCCGCGATTCCGGCACGGTGGCGCGGCTGCTCGACGGGGCGAAAGCGAACGTGGTGATTACGTCGCCGCCGTACGCGACGCAGCGTGAGTACGACCCGTCCAGCGGCTTCCGGCCCGTGCCGCCGGAGCAGTACAGCGATTGGTTCCGCGCGGTTGCCGCCAACATCGCGGCGATCCTGGCCGCCGACGGCTCCTACTTCCTCAACATCAAAGAGCACGCCGACGGCGGGCAGCGGAACCTGTACGTGAAAGACCTGGTGATCGCCCACGTCCGTCAGTGGGGCTGGTGGTTCATCGACGAGTTCTGCTGGCGCAAGACCGACAACGGCGTGCCGGGTGGCTGGGGAAACCGGTTTAAGAATGCCTTCGAACCGGTTTTCCACTTCACGGCCCAGGAGGCCCGGATCAAGTTTCGGCCCCAGGCGGTCGGACACGTCTCCGAGGATTGCTTCGACTACAGCCCGAACAACCCGAAGTCCACTTCGGGCAGCGGGCTGCTGGGCACGGGGCCGCGGGGCGAGTCCGCCTCCTTGCCCCCGCAAGGCTCGCAGGCGTGGGGCCACATGCGCCGCAAGCTGATGGACGGGCGGCATGAGGGCATCGCGCGGCCGAGCAATGTGATCGAGGTCCGCTCGGAGTCCACTCAGGGAGCGCACTCGGCTCCCTACCCGCGCGCGCTCGTCGAATTCTTTCTGCTGGCGTTCAGCGATGCCGGCGACCTGGCGTTCGATCCATTCATGGGGTCCGGCACTACCATGGCCGCAGCGGCGGCGTTGGAACGCGCTGGCTACGGCTGCGAGATCAGCCCCGCCTACTGCGATGTGATCGTGCGCCGGATCATGAGCCTGACCGGTGAACCGGCGGTGCTCGCGGAGACGGGCGGGACCTTCGCCGCAGTTGCAGAGTCGCGCGGCGTGCCCGCCGACCAGGTTTTGAACCCGAGGCAGCAGGACTCGCGGGCCATCCAACATCACGGCCCGAATCCGTTCTACGGCTCCAAGAAGGCTTCCTGAGTTCTTCAGCGGCCCGGCGATCCGGGCTGCATGACCCAAACCGCACCTCCAACCGAAAGGACATCCCCGTATGGCAGACCTGAATCCCAATCTCTCCCCGTGCGTTACCCACCAGCCGAGCTTGCTGGGCGGCGCCGAAAACATCAAGCTGCTCTTCGACGAAGAACTGGACAACCGGCGCGAAGGCTTGGCGCGGCAGCGCGCCTGGGAAGCCATCTCGCTGGATCTGGCGCAGACCGCCAGCCGGCGCGCGCAGAACGCGGCGACCATCGATCACGCCATCAACGCCGGCGTCGTACTCGCCGGCCAGGTGGGCACGACCGAGAGCCAGCAGACGGTATCGCCCGCGGGCACGGCGGCCAGCGAGACCACCAAGGGCGCCGTCGCTGCGGCCGGAGCTGGCGAAGCGGTGAGCGCCGAGGCCGTCACCGCGAACGTGGCGAACCTGTTCACGTCGCTGACCCCGGTGATCGCCAGCGCTCTGGCTGCCGCCATCTCGCAGACCATCGCGGCGCTGGTGCCGGTGGTGGTAAACGCTTCGGGTGGCGCGTCGACCCCTTCCCAGACGCAGGCCAAGACCGAGTAGACCTCCCCATACGGGAGATCCCGGCGCGGGGCGGTTGCGGAGGCTTCGGCTCCGATGCCGCCTCGCCGGGCCTTCCCGTGCAGATCAGAAAGGAACAGACGATGAACTTCTTGCACATCCTCCAGACGATTCTCAGCGTGGCTCCCTCCGGCATCCAGTTGACGCAGGAGGTGGTGGCGCTCATTCAGGCCATCGAAGCCGCGTTCGCCGCCGGCCAGACTCCGGCGACTCACCAGCAGGCCGTGGCGTCGGCGCTTGGCGCCCACCTGGCCAAGACGGCGTAGCGACTCACCCCGGTGATCCCGATGAAGACCGCGCAGGACACAGCCACGAGCCAAGAGAGTCTTCCGATGCCCGAGCGTGTCTTGCGCGATCTCGTCGTGGAGCGCGCAGCCTCTCCGAGCCGGCCACAGAACCGATCGTTTCGATCACGCGTTTGCGACATATGTGGTCGCGTCGATACCATTCGAGCCGACACTAAGGCTACCCGATGCAGTGCTTGTGCGCGGCATGCAAACGGCATGACCGGAGCCGAGAGGTGGAGAGAGATCGCGAGGAAGCGCAGGGAGCTTCCTTTCAGTCCATCGATTCAGGCGACCTGTCCACAGTGTGGCGTGTCGTTCCCAACAACAAACTACGCGATTCGCATGACCAAGGTCCACTGCTGCTCCCGAAACTGCAGGTGGCTCTACTGTGGAGCACAGCGAACATGCAAGTCATGCGGCCAGCAGTTCAGGGCGATCAAGAGCCAAGTCAAGGGAATCGCCCGAAGCAACTCCTCGGCGAACTTCTGTTCCCGTCAATGCTACCACCGCTGGCTATGCAAACCAGACCGCGTATCTGGACGTGGATCGCAATGGATGAGGACGCGAAAGGCCGTATTGGCCGGTGCTCCTTTCTGTGCGCAATGCGGATCCCGCCGACGCCTGGACGTACACCATATCGTGCCGTTCCGAATCACGCACGACAATCGCTTGGTCAATCTGATTCCGCTCTGTAAGGGGTGCCACAAGGTGGTGGAGTCGATCCTGAACGACGCCGTGTTGACCGGGATTCCGCCAGGCGTGCTCCTCATAGCGTTTGGATCGATGCTCCGCGAACGCCAAGTTGCCACTTTCATCAAACTCCGCGAGGTCGCTAGAAATGGAAAGAGCCTTCGAGCCCAGTGTTGAATGGCGTGATCCGGCAACGCTGATCCCGTACATCAACAACGCCAAGACGCATTCGCCCGAACAGATCGCCAAGGTCGCCTCCAGCATCGCCACATTCGGATTTGACCAGCCGATTGTGGTCGACGGCCTGGGAGTGATTATCACAGGGCACGCCCGTCGTGAGGCCAGCCTTGCCTTGGGCCTCAAGTTAGTCCCGGTGGTCGCCCGCACCGATCTGTTGCCGGCCGAAGTCAAAGCGGCGCGGATCGCGGATAACAAAACTGCGGAGAGTCCATGGAACGACGAGCTGCTAAGGCTTGAACTGCAGCAACTGGAGGAGCAGGACTTCGCGCTGGAAGTCACTGGTTTCAACGACGAAGAGCTTGAATGTCTGCTCCGGGAGCCAGAAGCTACCAGCGCCGGCGAAACCGATGAAGACGCTGTTCCGGAGACGCAGGAGACCGCGGTCACAGTCCCCGGCGACGTGTGGCTCCTCGGGGCGCACCGTTTGCTGTGCGGCGATGCTACGCAGCTCGCCGACGTGGAGAAAGTCATGGCCGGCGGGCTCGCTGACATAGCCTTCCTGGATCCTCCCTACAATGTGAACTACTGTCCTGCGAAGGACACTGGGCGGAAGAAGTCGCGCAAGATCGCCAACGACAATCTGGGCGATGGCTTCGAACAGTTCTTGCGGGACGCCTGCGGCAACCTCCTGGCGGTGACCAAGGGCGCGATCTACATCTGCATGTCGTCCTCGGAGTTGCACACGCTGCACCGTGCGTTCACGGAGGCCGGCGGCCACTGGTCCACGTTCGTCATCTGGGCGAAGAACACGTTCACCTTGGGGCGGTCCGATTACCAGCGCCAGTACGAACCGATTCTCTACGGCTGGAAGGAAGGCACGGATCACTTCTGGTGCGGTGCGCGGGACCAGGGTGATGTCTGGTTCATCAAGAAGCCGGTGGCCAACGACCTTCACCCGACGATGAAGCCAGTCGAACTGGTGGAGCGGGCGCTGCGCAACTCCAGCAAGACCCGCGACACGGTGCTCGATCCGTTCGGAGGGTCGGGCACAACGATGATCGCCTGTGAGCGCACCGGGCGCCAGGCGCGGTTGATCGAGTTGGAGCCGAAGTACGTCGACACCACCATCCGGCGCTGGCAGGACTACAGCGGCGGCGAGGCCACTCTCGAAAGCGACGGACGAAGCTTCCGCGAGATCGCGGGAGACCGCCAGCCAGCGACAGCGTGAGATCGCGCGCTGCCACGCGGAGATCGCTGAGCTACAGAGGCTGCTTCGCGCTGGGCATCCCGATATCGAGGGGTTGTGCCTGGCGCTGTCGGATTGGTCGGGCGAGCTGAAACTTCTGGAGGCTGAAAAATGAACGAGCACTTCTTTGATCTGCTGATCATGGCGAGCGGGTTAGTCTCGGGACTGATCGGGACTTACGTGGGATTGCAGAACCGCGCGCTGCTGGCCGAGGTGCGGAAGGAACTGGCGGAGACCGAAAACCGCATCTGCGACCGGATCAACGGCAAGTACGTTCGGAGTTCGGAATGCCATCTTCGCGAGGCGGCGATTCGCGAGCACATTGATATGCTCGCCGACGAGTTCCACCGTGAGAACGCCGCCGGTGACTGAAGCCGGCGGCGGGATGGGCAACCGAGGCCGATTGGTTACGGCATCAGGCGCTTCACTTCGCGGTAGTCGCCTTCCAGTCCCTGCGCCCAGACCACGTAGCTGCGCGGGAGAGCGCTTGTCTTGCCAGCCTCGATCCCGCGCTTGCGGCCCTGCAGATCGCTGGCGGCAATCTCGCGGGCTTCGTTGATGCTCACCACCACGCCGATCGGTTGGTAGAAGCCGTCGCCCAGGTAAGCGATCAGCATCGCGAGCCCGAGTTGTATCGTCCTTGATCTCGATTGCGAATCCGGGCGTTGCGTTTGCCTGGTTCTGCTCCCGTGTGCGTGCCATCGTGTTCATCTCCTTGCATGACGATTCATCACTCCGTTTGGTTTGAAGATCAAGCGGAATCCGCGCGCCACAACGAAGAAGCCGCCGACCGTGGTGGCCGGCGGCGGGAGGTGAGAGTGGAGGCAGGATTGCTAGCCCGCCAGCTTGTAGCTGCGCTGGCCATCCTCGCGCTTGGTGCTCTCGATCTTGAGGCCCATCTTCTTGGTCAGGGCGCCGGAGATGAAGCCGCGAACGCTGTGAGCCAACCAGTCGGTGGCGGCCATGATGTCCTGGAGTGTGGCGCCGTCCTTGCGGCCGATCAGGTCCAGCACGATGGCCTTCTTGCTGCCCTCGCGCGCCGTGGGCGCGGCGTCCTTGACCCTGGCAGTCTTCTTCGACCTCTTGGCCTTTGGCGCAACGTCGGCCGCCGGGGGCGCGTCGGGGGCGTCCAGTTTCTGAATGGCCTTCCAGATCCGGGCCACGGCGCTCTTGCGGTCCGTGAACTTCTTGACCGGCTTCAGGTCGCCGCCGAATCCGGCCACGCCGGCGAAGCTGTTCCAGGTTTGGACCAGGCGGTCCGCGGGCCAGTCGGCGGCGAGCTTGGCAAGCTCCTTCTCGCTGGCGAAATGCTCTTGACCTTCCGGGATCTGCTCGGCGGCGGGGAAGGCTGTGATGGTGTTTTCGTTGTCGATGGCAAATAATCTCATGGCGTCTCCTCGTTGTGCTTCTTGCCTTTTCTTGGCACCTCGATTCATCACTCAACTCGCCCGGAACCTCAAGCGGAATCTTCATTTTCGGCGCAGAAATCTTGAGCGCGCCGAACGGGAGGCGAACTTATGGCGATGATGGGAATTTCTCTACGGGCGTACTCGCGGATGCGCGGGTGCAGCCTGCCCGCCGTGCAGAAGGCGATTGCCACCAAGCGCATCACCACACTGCCGGACGGTAGCATCGATCCGGAGCGCGCCAACGAAGAGTGGGCCAAGAACACGTTTGCGGGTCACACCATCAACCGAAAGCCAGCCGCGCCGTCGCCACCTCCCAGCGGCGCCGCGCAGCCTAGGGCTTCGTCGCAGCCGCCCGTGATTCCCCAGGCGGTCGAAGTATCGAGCGACCCGGTCGCGGCTTACCTCCGCGCGCGTGCCGTCAACGAGACCTTCAAGGCGAAGGTGTCGCAACTGGAGTACGAGGAGCGCGCCGGCAAGCTGATCCCGGCGACGCGCGCAGCGGAGTATGCCGCGACGTTCTCGGCCATCGTGAAGGATGCGCTCATGTCCATGCCGGACCGCCTGGCGCCGATGCTGGCGGCGGTGGACGACGAGAAGGCGATTCACCGCATGCTGGCCGTCGAGGTGACGGCGGTGCTCAAGAAGGTGAACAAGGCAGTGGCGGACTCGGGACTGTAGTATGCAGCCGTTCTCAATGAGCGAAGTGGGCGCCGCAGCGGTGCTGCCGCCGCGCGAGATCACGGTCTCGCAGTGGGCCGACGAGAACCGCGTGTTGACGGGCGGGGCTTCGGCCGAGCGGGGCCAGTGGCACACGCGGCCGTACCAGCGCGAGCCGATGGATGTCCTCAGCCCGGCCCATCCCTGCCACCAGGTGGTGCTCTGGTCGGCGGCTCAGCTCCTAAAAACGGAGGTGCTGCTCAACTTCATCGGCTTCATCGCCGACGTCGATCCCGGCCCGGTGCTGGTGGTCGAACCGCGCACGGAGGACGCCAAGGCGCTCTCGAAAGATCGCGTGGCGCCCATGTTCCGCAGCACGCCGGCGCTGCGCGGGAAGATCGCGCCAGTCAAGTCCCGCGACTCCAACAACACCACGCTGCATAAGGTGCTGGCCAACGGCGCTGGCCATCTCACCTTCACCGGAGCGATCTCACCATCGGGCCTGGCCATGCGGCCCATCCGGTATCTATTGCTTGACGAGGTGGATCGCTACCCGGCCAGTGCGGGCTCCGAGGGCGATCCAACAGGCCTTGCCATTCAACGCACGGCAGAGTTCGCCCACAACAAGAAGATCGTCATGGCCTCCACGCCGACGATCAAGGGCATCAGCCGCATCGAACTGGCGTGGCTGGAGAGCGACCAGCGCGATTTCTTCGTCCCTTGCCCCAAGTGTGGCCACTTCCAGGTGCTGGTGTTCGGCGATGGCACCGGGCCCGGCCTGGTATGGCCCGAGGGGAAACCCGAGGATGCGATGTACCGCTGCGCCGGCTGCAGCGAACTGATTCCTCACCACCAGAAGGCCTGGATGGTTGAGCGTGGCGAGTACCGGGCGCAGAATCCGTCTTCGCTGGTTCCGGGCTTTCGGGTATCGCAGTTGATCTCGCCGAAGAGATCCTGGGGCGAGATCGCCGTCGAGTTTCTGGCGGCCAAGAAGTCGCCCGAGACGCTCAAGGCGTTTCTGAACACCGTCCTGGCGCAGTTGTGGGAAGAGACCCACGAAGCGCCGACGGACGCCGCGGCGCTGTGGGGACGCTGCGAACCGTTCGAAGCGGAAGTGCCCGATGGCGTTGCGCTCATCACTGCGGGCGTGGACGTGCAGGCCGACCGGCTCGAGTTGGAGATCGCAGGGTGGGGACGCGACGAAGAGTCGTGGTCGGTGGCCTATCACGTGATCCCCGGCGACGTGACCCGCAACGAAGTATGGGATCACCTGGATGCCCTTCTGCTCTCCGAGTACCTGCATGCGTGCGGGCTACCGATGCGGATTGTGGCGACGTGCGTCGACTGCGGGTTCAAGGACGCCACCGTGCTGCATTTCACGCGGGACCGGTACAACCGCCGGGTGTACGCCACCAAGGGCCGCGCCGGCGAGTCGCCGATCTGGCCGCGCAAGCCGAGCCGCAAGAACCAGACGCCGTTCTTCATGATCGGCGTGGATGCGGCGAAGACGGCGATCTATGACCGGCTGAAGATCCGCGAGGTCGGGCCGGGGTACTGCCACTTCCCGATGGGCCGGGACATGGAGTACTTCGAGCAGCTTACCGCCGAGAAGAAGTTCACGCGCTACCACAACGGGTTCCCGAAACAGGAATGGCGGAAGCCGGCCAACGCCAGGAACGAAGGCCTCGATACCCGGGTTCTAGCGTATGCGGCGCTGCACGCGCTGTACGCCAGTGGCTTGAAACTCGGTGTCCATTGCGACCGCTTCGCGCGGATGGTGCAGGCGCGGCGAGGGGAGACGCCCACAATTCCGGCCGTGACGAAGCCGGCCAACACCGCGCAGCCCGCGCCGCCTCCCGTAGAGCGCGGCGAAGACCCATGGATACCGCGCCGCAACTGGTTCGGAAGAAATTGATATGGCCCTGACCGTTCAGCAATTGCAGGCAAACTTAGACGCCATCAACCAGGCGCTCGGGAATCCCACCTTGAAAGTGCGGTTTCCGGATGGGCGCGAGGTGACGGGCCGCTCGGTGGACGATCTCCGCAAGGCGAAAGCCGAGATCGAAGAGGACATCCGACAGGCCAGCGGGCAAGCCGGAAACCGTGTCCGTTTCGCGCAGCATCAGCGTGGCGATGGTCCCACGGGCCCAACGCTGGACGACCGCTGGTAACGAAATGAATCTTCTCGATAAGGCGATCGGCATCGTGGCGCCGCGCGTTGCGTTGCAGCGGGTGCGCAGTCGCGTGGCGCTCGAATTGACCACGGGCTATCTGGAGCGGCACGCGCATCGGTTCCTCTACGACGGCGCCACCGCCGGCCGCCGCGCACACGGCTGGTATGCCGCCTCGACCGACGCCAACGTCGAGTTGATGGGGTCGCTCATCTGGCTCCGCAACCGCAGCCGCGATCTCATCCGCAACAA